CCTTTTTCCATGGGAAATAAACACACCGCAAGCACAGCAGTACCTTACATCAAAATATAATCCTCAATTGAGAATGTGACTGTGCGTAGTACATCTGCGGAGTTATCCCCTTTGGTGCTCAACTGAGCGGATTCAATTTTCTTAATCCAAACATCGCCAATGAAGAACCGATTAATCGGAACGCCAATAGGGTTTGTTTCAATCAGGAATCCTGTTCCAATGTATCCTGATCGGGGAGCGAGTGCGGTTGCCTGAAAGATTTTCCATATTTCAGGTGAACCGGTAATTGCGCTCACGACCATTTCCGCAACGAGATCACCTACGATCTTTTTGCCGGGAGTTTTCTTGTCAGGCCTGTTGCCCTGCTGTCCTTGTTTATGTTCGGTATATTCAACCGTTGGAGGGGTTACCCCTTGAAGGAGAGCCTGATTTACGCCGTTAATTTCAAGGGCGAAATCATAATTTTTTAAAACATTATCTACTGCCATTGTTCAAAGAATTAAAGGGTTTTCAATACCTGAATGTTGAGTATGGTTGCGGAATCTGCGGGAGCAATATCAATGGCGATATATTCATTGGAGGCAATCGGTTTGAATGCGAACCGAATCCTGTACTTACCGGCATCAATCTCATTTTTGGTATTGAATGTCAGGTCTGCCGGTGTTTTGGCAAACTGATCTCCGAACCAATGCCACCATGTTCCCTCTCCCTTTTGTGGAGAATCATCCCCCTGAATTGCTCTCCCCGCAACGAGTACATCACGGATGAACGGTAACGCTTTCCGGTATAACTCATTGAACATTGGAAAATCATTCGGTTTGAACGATTGTGTCTCTGCGATACCTTTGAGGGTACGGGCAATGAAAACGCACATATCAGCAATATTCATCTTTGATGTCAGCTTCGTGCGATCTTTTAACATTGAGCGGTTACCCCATGAACAGATACCGAAAGTAGGATGGTTCACAATCGCATTAACTCCCGCCTCGTAAAGCGTGTCAAACTGACCTTTGTTGCCAGGAGAAATAAAATTGATCAATACCCCGTTTGCACCAGTGATCTTTCCAGTGAAATCTCCCGCTGCCGAGAACCATTCTCCGAAATTGTTATCAGCCTGTGCCCTTAATCCTGCGAAGAATCCAATACCGGATATCTGCATATCCTTTACATCGTTATCGCTCGGGTCCGTAATGTAGAGATCGGAATACCATAAATCGCCGTACATGGAATTGATTGAGGTAAAACTGTATGCTCCGGTCCCGCTCCTGTAATCGCTCACTCCGGAGACTGTTAAACCGACCGGAGTACGGGTTACCGCTCTCATGTCCATTCTTGATTCGCAGTAGGTAACCATCGCAACATCAACTGTCGGGTCAGGGCAATTAAAGTTCATCATTCGCATTGAATCCGTTACCGCATCAAATACTCTCATTCCGTTCTTTGCGATACTGGACCCCACATAGTCCGCAGCCACAATGGAGGCCACCGTTTCAGCACCAGTGGCGAGTGTTGCGGTTCCCTTTGGAATCGTTGTGGTGAATGTATCCAGTGTTACTCCCGCAAGTTTTGAATTGAGAGAGGCCTTTTGAGCGGTAGAGGGGTTATTCGTGACATTGGATACCTTGAACGAAATATCTGTATTCGGTAAGGTTACCTCAATGTCAATGTTCCCTGAAACGCCTGAGATCGAATCTGTGACCACGATTGTAGTTCCATTGTATCCAGCGCCTACTCCCTTCGCTTTCCAATTACTCACTCCCGCAACAACCGCGTCAACTCCACCAGTGAATGCACCAAAGGTACAAACTGCGGTTCCTGTATTTGCGACTGTGTGAGTGTAAGCATTTGCAGCAACGCCCGAACCAACCGGAGGTCTTACGGTTATCGTAGTTGCGGAGGCTTTTACGCCCTTGTAGCCATGTGTGCCGGCTGCGAATTTAGCAAGGAGATCAATTAACAAACCATTCGCTACATCAGTGGTAGAGTTACCGGTAACAACCGTATAGGTTGCAATCAGTGTACCGTTTGCAGTGATGGAGTGAGTGTCATTGTTTGCTCCCGCAGTAGTGACCGATACCGTTGCCGATGCCAGTGTTTCGGGTACCGAGTTAACGGTAAGTGTTGCCGAGGCCTTTGTTCCAACAACTGAGGCGTTATCGTCAATCGTGGTAAAATGATTTACACGACTAACCCGCAGCTTCGCACCTGATTCCAGTGCTTGTTTGCAGTAGAGCGGGAATAATTCTCCGGCGATCAAACCGCCAAACTCCCTTTTATACTCTGTCCAGTTGGTGACAAGGACCTGTTTTGCAGGTTCCCCACGCTCTGTGATTCCCATAACGCAAGTGATACCTTTTAACGAGTTTCCGATGATAATAGAAAGATCGGTAATGCTCGTCTTTACGCCCGGTGTTCCTGATAAGTTTTGCATTTTCCGTTTTTTTTGATTAGTGAATGCCTTGTGTGAATAAAGATAATATTTCGCTAAAGAGGAACAGTTAATTCCAGTAAAGTATTTTCCTCTAAATCTTCAAGATCAATTTTAATTTCAATGTTTTCAGCAATAGCACCTCCACTGGTTGAAGTGTTCAAGTCTTTTGCCGGTACTGTAAACCTGATACCTCTCTCAATGAAATCTGAGCCCGAAGTATCAAACGAAGATTGACGGATGATAACAAAGTAATCATTCAACCGATACCCTGAATCATTGTATCCGTACAGTGCTGCATGAGCT